GGGCATCGGTTGAGATGTGCTGGTCAAACCGGCTAGCGTCAAGCGTGATAGCAACTGGATGAGTGAATTCATCCCAGTGGCTTCGCATGACGGCTCCAGTCTGCACAGCATTGAGTCCTTTGGCAACTGTTGGTGCCCCAAACACGTGATCGATCGCTCGATATATAGCGTGCTCTATCGGCTTGATGTATAAACCAAGGCTTAGTCCATAACGGGGTGAACGAGGCTGTATCAGCCTAGGCGCAGGATTCGCCTTACTTGTAAAGTCGATCTTCTCAGCTTTGACGAAAGCCGAAATGAACGCGTCAACTCTTCTGATCTCTCTCACGTAGAGACTGTCCCTTGCCTCACTGTACGACGTAAGCCTCCGGCCAGAGTAATGCGACAGAAATTCATCTGCGCTCATCTTGGCGGTGCGTGGCACACGTCTTATTAGTTTGGTTCGGAATTTTCCAAGAAGTCGCTTGAATGCCCCTGTCTCGGGGCGAGGAGGCCTGGCAAATGTACCAGGCTCCTCGCCTTTGACGAAGAACACCCTCTCCTTCACAGCACGTTCCCCATTCAGGAGGTTCGCATTGTGTACTCCGTAGCCACAGTTCCCACCGATTAATGTGAACTGTGTAACTCTACGGACTTTAGCAGTCCCGGATTGCTTCTCCGTTCGGCACCAGTCGTGGTCACCCCACTTGCCATCGGGTATGGTAGTGAAGGTGTCCACGCCAAACGTGAAGTTAGGGCACCGCTATATAGCGGCACCCCCCATCCGAGTATCGAAATAGCTCTTCTGGCGCCTCCTTACCACCCAATTGTCAAGTAGCTGAGCGTTCAGCTTTTCTTGTTTGGTTGGAACGAAGACGATCATTAGAGCGCTGTCAAGAATGTGGGCCTTGTCGCAGTTACGAACGTCACTAGCATCAGCTTCCTTCAAGAGGTCACCGAGCTCGCGTCTCACTGCCAACAGGTTGGCCTTGTCCATCTTGACAGCCCCGAACTTAACCTTCACCTTGGTTACTAGTTCAGAGACGATCCGAGACTTGGTCCGCCGGGGACCACGCCAACGCGGTGGAGCGCTGACTTCTCCTGTGGCTATCGCCCCGCCGCTAGGCGGGCCGGCCATACTCACGCCTGAGCTGGAGCAACCGTGCACAGTATACACGGTCCGGCGATTTTCACGACTTGCCTGAGTGCCCCTATCGACAGGGCTAGCCTCAGACGCGGTTTCATCACCGCTTAAGCCGTCTGCGGATGAGAGTGACGAGGACACAGTGGCAGTGTCATCATCATCCCCAACCGGCAACCTCACCTCCTCGCCTATAGCAGGGGGGATTGGGTCTTGGAGGGCACAATCATTAGCGTCGTCAACTGACCAGCAGAGTCGTTGCAGCCTCTGCTCTTCAGTCTCAGCCGTACTGATTATTCCTATTGTATTGCCCATGTAATCCAGAATCGCGTCAATGGGGTTCGAGGCATCGGGCCCCGCCACTGAATACGCGTCTTCGTTACAGGCGACAGATAGTACGTCGTCGGCGGTATGGTCGAGTGTGTCCTCGAGCTCATCCGCCTCCTGGATGCCCACCTCCTCCCGGAGGTCCACGACGTCGTCAAGATACGCCCGGCCAAGGCGGTAGTCGCGCCAAGCAGAGTTGACACGACGTCCCGCCTCGAGTAAGCCAGACGCCCCAACGGCGACGAGTAGGAGCGGGACCGGCATGGTCCCTACTCTATTTTCGTGATGTACAACGCCCCACTAATCACTTTTCGGCGCGGGTCTAAGCGCCTACCAGAGCGCTAAAGCGCAACAGCAACGACCTTGCTGTACGAGTGTTGACGTACTCGGGGGTAGCTGGTACTACGCGTCGGCCTGGGATACAGTAAAACGAGTTTTACTGTATCCCAGGCCGACGCGTAGTACCAG